AACGAAAGACGCAACGCCCTGGTAGTTGTCCGGCACCAGCGAGCCTAGCGTGATCGGAATTGCAGCCCGGCAGACCCGAGCAGGCAGAGCTGGATCGGTCCACTCGACCTGCGTCGGGTTGATGGTGACCGGCGGGAGCGTAGTCGGCGCCAGGTTACACGTAGGCTGGGCGATCGGGATGGTCGTGGACGCGGTCACGACGGTCGGGGTCGCGACCTTGCTAATGTCTATGCGAATCCCGGTCACGGTCGGCGCCTGGGCGAAGACGGGCGCGGCGGTGGCGACGACGAGCGCGATAACGAGAATTCTCACCCTTTCCTCACTTTCAATGCGATGGGGACGGCTGACCGAGTGAACGAGGTCGCGCTGCGAACGTCGGCTCCGTTTACGCCAGCGTCAACCCCCATCGCGCCGCCTACCTTACACAATTCACCCCCCTGTCAACTGTTCAATCCAGCACAGTGTCAAGGATTTGACATTTCGCGTGACACAGCCCCTGTTACACCCCGTAAGGTGTAGGGGCTAGAGATACCTGGGTGACGCGGCCCCCGCCAGTGCGACCCCCATACGCGAACTCCCCGAACCCGTGACTCGGGTGTCCTAGCCCTTTCAAGGGAGTTGCGACATGGGCGGGTTTATCAACGGTGTAGCCACGAGCGGGAATGTGTCGGTTACTGGCGTGACTTCGGGCACAGTCACGACTCCAAACTACCTCCCCTATCCGACTCCGTGCCCGTCGTGCGGCCATTGTCCGTCATGCGGACGCGGCGCACAGACGCAGCCCTACTACTGGCCGGCCTATCCGCAGTGGCAGTGGAATGGCAACTCGCCGTGGGCTATTCCAATGAGCACGGGCGTCACGAAGTTCAACGCGCGCTAGCCTGTGCTCGTAGCCGCCCTTCCCCCCGACGACTCCCCCGAGTACGCCTCCCTGACGCCGCAGTCGGGTGAGTCGAGCCTCGATGCCCTCGCACGCGTGGGCGGGGGGTTAGTGGATGGGGTTGGGGATGAGAAGCGGGATAGCCGGAAGAATAAGGCCCTCCCCCGCCAGCTCGCGGCCCTCGTCGCCCTCCGCGCGCAAGGGTTCGACAATCACGAGATTTGCCAGAAGCTCGATATCAAGCCGCGTCGGCTGAAGGCGTTGGTTGCGGAAGCGCGGTCCACGTACGGCTGGTCGGATCTGGAGTCGAAGCTGGTCGATGTCGCCGTCCCGCTCGCGATGGAGTCCTTCATCGCCCACATCGAGCACGAGGGGTCGTCAGCCGGTGTCGCGCTCGGTCGCAACGCCATGACCAAGGCCGCGCTCGCCGGGGTCGGGATGCTCAAGGCCCACACCGCGGCGAAGCAGGAAATCAAGTCCGAGTCTACCAACGTCCTCAGGGTTGAGATAACCCTGCCCCAGATGCCGCCGGGGTTTACACCGCTCCTTACTGACGGGTCCGTGCTTGCCACTCCCAGGCGCGCCCTCGTAGGTGATGCGGTCCCAGTCCCGGCGGCTCCTTACATCGATGCAGAGGTTGTACCCCAGTGAGTGAGACCCCGCTACAGGATGCGGTCGAGAAGTTGAAGACGGATGGCGAGGCGCTGGACTTGCTGATTGAGAAGTCGAGCAAGGACTTGAAGGCGACGCTGGAAGCGCGCAAGGAGATTGGCAAGGGCTGGTCGACGGCTGGCGCGGTCGCGTGGGCGAAGTCGACGGGCTGGTCCGCGATTGCGAAGCTCGGATGGAGCCCCAAGTGAGGGCGTGGCGCCGACTGTGCGCGGAAGTGCGCGCCGGGTTCAAGCCTGCGGCCTACATTGCCCTCTTCCTCCTACTCATGACCTACCTCGCCCTCGGCGTACAGCAGATGCGAGACCCGCTGACGAAGCTGGGGCGGGAGATTGTCGCCACGACCCCGGCCCAGGTGACGATGCCCAGTGGGCCGCCGAGCGCGCTGCCGCTGTCGCAGGCGCGGCTCGAACTCGCCGCCTCCCGCATGGGGGCGAGCGTCACGTATGGCCCGCTCGGCCCGGGCTGGTACGGCGCGACGAAGCACGCCGAGCGCGCGATCACGATTAACGAAACGCTCAACGCCGACATGCGGACGATGACGTTGGCGCATGAACTCGCGCACCTCCTTCAGCCGCCGGGGCTCGACAAGGGCGACGAGGAAATGTGGGCGGATAGCGTCGCCTATCTCGTGACGCGCGACGAGAGCGATCGGCTGCTCGACTCCGCGCGCTACCTCGCCTGGTGGAAGGGGCATGCGAATGTCCTACAGGTGTATCGGCGCGAGATTCTGTTCGCGGCGGCGTTGCTCCGTGGCGAAGTCGAGTAGGTGGGGAAGTATCGGCTCGCATCGCCTGACGGGCTGGTGAAGCTCCAGTACCAGCCGCAGCAGATCGCGTTCCTACAGGCGCTCGCGGCGCGGCATTGCGACAGATCGAAGCCGAAGTTCGGCTGTGGCGCAGAGTGGCAGTTGAAGTTCGGCGATCCCGCGACGAAAGCGTGCCCCAAGTGCGGCAAGCCGGGGACGCGTGACTTCGTCAAGATGCTCCTCCTCGCCGGGAGACAGGGCGGAAAGACGCGGATAGGCACGCTCGGGGCGGTGTTGGAAGCCTCGATGCCGAACTCGTATGGCTGGGTCACGGCGCCGACCTATCGCGACTTGACCGACTTCGTCGAGCCCGCCTTCTTCGCTCAGTTGCCGCAGCAGTGGCTGGATGACGGCGACTGGAATGTCAGCGATCGCCTCCTCGTGCTGCCGAATGGCGCGCGTGTGGCGTTCAGAAGCCTGGAAGACCCGCAGTCGGTGCGTGGCCCCACGCTCGACTGGTGGCTGATGGACGAGGCGTGCAAGGTGTCGGGGGTCGCGCATGAAGTCGGTGACGCGATGCTCGCGATCAAGGAGGGGGTGGAGATACTGACCACAACCCCTCGCGGCGAGGACTGGGTCTACGAGCAAGTGTGGATGCTCGCCGAGGCCGGCACCCCGGGCTACTGGGCCGCGCGCTGGGTCAGCACGGGCAATCCGACAATGAGCGAGGCTTACATTGAAGGTAAGCGCGCCACGATGTCGACGGAGATGTTCAAGCAGGAGTACGAGGCGGATTTCGTCACGTTCCAAGGCGCGATCTACGGCTCGACGATGATCGAGCCCTGTGTCATTGACGATAAGACCGAGGCTGGCTATGCGCTCCTTCAAAGCATTATTCCCGAGTGGCCTGCCGTTAACCCTGTCCGCACTGCTATTGTCGGCCTGGATCCGGGCTCAGACCATCCGTTTGCAGGTGTCTTGCTGGTTGTAACCGACAAAGCCATCGTCGTTTGTGGCGAGTATAAGAAGCGCGAGCTACCCGCCATGCAGCACGCGGCGAATTTGAAGGCGATGGTCGGGGCGTTGCAGCCGCGCTGGGGGATAGATCGCTCACAGGCGCAGATGATGATCGAGTTGGCGCAGCACGGGATCTTCGCCGCTGCTGCCGAGAACGCCGTCGTCGCCGGGATCGAGCGCGTCAAGTCGTGGATGATCTCGGGCCGGCTGAAGTTCGTGAAGTCGCGCACGAAGGAGCTGGTCGGCGAGTTGAAGTCGTATCGGTGGAAGGATTCCGAGAAGCGCGACGGCGCGGTCGGGATTCAGGAGCCGTATAAGCGCAAGGATGACTTGTGCGATGCCATCCGGTATGGGCTGATGACGTGGCCGCATCTGCCGGAAGCGGCGGAGGGGTCGACCGGCGTGCGCGATCTGTCCAAGATGTCGGATAAGGAACGCTACGAGATCGAGCGCGTCATGCGGCACGACGGCACGCAGAAGCGGGAGAAGGAAGTCGAGGACGGCGGCGACTTCTACGGCGGCGAGACAGAGGATTACGGTGTGGCGGATGCGTTCTACGCATAGGAGTGGCTATGTGGCTCAGTAAGGCAGATTACACGACCCTGGTTGACAAGGCCGCCCGCGCCGAGACGCGCGCCGACTGGCTGATGACGCGCGTCAATCAGTTGGAAGCCGAAGTCGGCGGGTTCAAGTACGAGATCACGGGCCGCCCCGTCGCGATCCCGATGTACACGAAGGAAGCCTCGCCGCCGCACGACGATCCGGCCGAGACGTCGTTTGAAGACATGGGCGACGACCTCGCCCGCAGACTTGGTATCGAAAGTTTCGCCTAATGTTTCCACCCCAGCCCCAGAATGTCACCGGCTCGCCCAACAGCGCCGGTCCCGCCGGTCTCGATGACGCCGTCGCCTCCCTCTTCGGCGGTCAGCCCGAGGAGCAGGCCCCGTTCGATCCCTACGAGAACTTGGATCGCAAGATGCTCCTCGAACGCTTCAAGGAGGCGAAGCTCGACGGACAGGAACTGCGCTGGACCTTCGAGCGCCAGTGGTGGAGGGTCATTCTCTATGTGCTCGGGCGTCAGTGGGTGTTCTTCGACACGAAGCGCAACGAGTGGCGAGACAAGCGGCTGAAGAAGTGGATTCCGAAGCCGGTCACGAACAAGATGAAGGAAGTGCAGTCGGCGATCCGCGCGATGTTCGCCGCGGTGCAGTTGGGGTCGCTCACGCGGCCTAACGGGAACGACCCGAAGAATATTGCAACGGCCAACACCGTTGACGGCCTGCAACCCCTTATCCATGCCGAGCACAAGATGGACAAGCGGATGCGCCTGGCCGACTTCTGGACGGCGAACCTCGGCGGCTCCTTCATTCACCCGTGGTGGAATAAGGACGCCGGGGAAGTCAAGGCGATCAATCACGAAAGCTGTCTCGCGTGCGGCGCGACGGTTGATCCGGCGGAAATGGAAAACCCGGCCCTCTTCGCCTGTCCCGAATGTGGCGGCACGGAGTCCGAGCCGGTGAAGGTGGGCGATGCTCCGACAGGTGGTGGCTGTACGGACATCGTCTCCCCGTTTGAAATGCTTCTCCCCTCGCACGCCGCCGACTTCGAGGAAGTGGACTGGGCGATTCGCGTCCGGTGGCGCCCGAAGCGGTACATGACGACGAACTACCCCGAGATTGCCGCGAAGCTCCCGTTCGAGAAGCAGACTGGTGATCGCTCGCTCCACATGTTCAAGGCGCTCGCCGCGCAGAACGACATGTCGACAACTGCGTTTAGCTTCGGCGGCGCGCAGCGCGGGCAGGCGGAGGGGATTACCGAGTACGAGTACTGGGAGAAGCCGAGTAAGGAATGGCCGCGTGGCCTCTTCTTCCGCGTGCTGGGCGACAAGGCCGAGCAGATACTGGAAGACCCCGAGCAGTCCAGCCCCGGCCCGATCCCGGTGACGACGTCGAAGGACGAGCCGTTGTGGCCGTGGGTGTATTACCCGTATGAGGAATTCGGCGGCCGACTCTGGGGGAGTGGCGCGATCGACCCGCTCATTCAGAAGCAGGATCAGATCAACCAGCTCGATAGCAATGTGCAACTCGCCGTGCAGAGGATGGGGAATCCGATATGGCTAGAACCCA